TGAGCGAGTCAATCCAGCGAGACCCGGAGTTTATGAAGTTGCGGCCTATTGTTATTGATGACGAGGGGGTTATTTTGGGCGGGAACCAACGGTTTAAGGCGTTGAAAGGGCTCGGTTATAAGGAGGTGCCGGACGAGTGGATTGCAAGGGCGAGCGATTTGACGGAAGAACAAAAACGGCGGTTTATTATTGTCGATAACTCCCCGGAAGGAATGTCCGGGGAGTGGGACTTTGACGCGTTAAAGCTAGAGTGGGACTTGCCCGACCTTGAAGATTTGGGGATTGACACCCGGCCCCTGGAAGAACAGGTTGACAGGTTGAAGGACGGGGAGAGCCTGGAGTTCGAGAAGTCCGTGCAGTTGGAGCCGCCGAAGGAGTATATTCTTATTATGTGCGAGCCGAACTCGCCGGAATGGGAAGAGTTAAAGCGGGTTTTGAAGTTGAAACAGGTCAGGCGCGGCGGGTATAAAGAAGGGTCTGCTTTTGACGCGGTAAGCCTGGAAAGGGTGTTGTGGTGGTCTGATTTTAAAAAAAGAGTGGGGTTAAGTGATGCTGGTAGCAATTCCAAGTAAAGGGCGCGCGGGAAGTACGACGGCGCAACGGATTATGAGAAAAAGTGGGGTGTTTTTCGTGCCTGAAAGCGAAATCCACCAGTACGAGCAATGTCTTGAAAACGTGGAAAGCGTGCCGGAGCATATCCAGGGAATTACCGCAACGCGCAATTGGATTTTGAAAAATACGGAGCAACCCCGCGTCGTGTTTTTGGACGATGACCCGCTGAACGTGGGTTATGTCAAGTTGTATGATCGAAAGGCAAAACAGATAAAGCTTCATAGTGAAGAAGTTTGGGTTGATGCGTTCATGCGGTGGTTCGATATATGTGAGCAGATCGGCTTTAAGGTTTGGGGCGTTAAAACCGAGGCGGCGCTCAGGAGTGTCTACCCGTTTAAGCCGGTGCTATTCAAAACGTATGTGACGGCATCTTGCATGGGGATTATTAATGACGGCGAATATTTTTTCGATGAAAGCTACCCGGTTAAAGAAGATTATGAGTTGTGCTTACGCCATATCCGGGATAAAGGGGGCATCCTGGGGGTAAGGTATATACATTGGCAAAATGACCACTGGGGGCGCGATGGGGGGTGCAAGGATTACCGGACGGTGGATATGGAGCGGGAAACTATAAAAAAGCTGGTCAAAGCTTACCCGGGTATGGTTAAGTCCGCGAAAAGAAAGGCAAATGCTTTCACGGTGGAGCTTAATTTGTAAGGCGTTTGTGATGGGTTATTGCCATAGCATGGAAGTGGTTTTTTGTCAAAAAAGGTTCGTGTACATATAAAAAGTTGAGCTATAAAAGGTGGGTGGAATTATGAAGGTGACGAAAAAGACGTTGATTCAGTCGATAAGAAACAACGGGGGGTTTGTGACCCGGGTTGCCGCGGAGCTTGGGATAAGCGTAACGGCAGTTTATAAGCGCATGAATAAGCATCCGGATGTGAAGGCAGTGCTTGAGGAAGTGCGGGAGCAATATATTGATTTGGCAGAAAATGCGCTTATTCGGCGTGTCCGTGAAGGCGATTTGGGCGCAATTTGTTTTTATTTAAAGTGTCAGGCGAAGCATCGCGGGTATATTGAAAAAGTTTCCGGAGATTTTACGGTCAGGCCGGGTGAAGGTGAAAAGCCGTTCAAGGTAGAGGTGGTTGCTGGTTGCGTTGAAGATGACGAAGAAGGGTAAAACGTATAAAATTGGCATACCTCCAAAGCTGGGCGCGGTTTTTAAGCCACCGAAGGGCGCGGTAAGGTATCGGGGCGCGTATGGTGGGCGAGGTTCTGGAAAGTCGTTTTCGTTTGCGTTGATGGCGGCTTTAAGGGGGGCAGAAACGCCGTTGCGGGTTTTGTGTACGCGCGAATACCAGTCTAGCATAAAAGAGTCGTTCCATGCGGAGTTGAAAGCGGCGATTGAAAAATACCCCTGGCTGAAAGAGCGTTACCACGTCGGGGTTGATTATTTGCGAGGGCAGAACGGGACAGAATTCATTTTTAAAGGGTTGCGGCGGAACATCCAGGCGATAAAGTCAATGGCACAGGTTGATTTGTGTATTGTTGAAGAAGCAGAGGACATTCCCGAAACTGCATGGCGCGATTTAATACCGACGATAAGGGCGCCGGGTTCCGAGATTTGGCTTATTTGGAACCCGCGAGAGGAAGGCAGTCCGGTTGACCGTCGGTTTCGGAAGGTAGCGCGGAAAAACGCGGTGATCCGTGAGTTAAATTATCAGGACAACCCTTGGTTTCCGGAAGTCCTGGAGGCCGAGCGCGCGCATGATATTGAAGCGCTCGACCCTGGGACTTACGCGCATATTTGGGAAGGCGCTTACCTTGAAAATAGTGAGGCGGAAATTTTAAAGGATAAAATACGGGTTGCTGATTTTGAGCCGGGAGAGTCCTGGCATGGGCCATATCAGGGTTTGGATTTTGGTTTCAGTCAAGACCCGACGGCGGCAATCCGTGTCTGGATATACGATAACCGCTTGTGGATTGAGTACGAGGCCGGAAAGGTGGCGTTGGAGTTGGATGAAACGGCGGATTTTGTCCAGGGAAAGATACCGGATTTTGAGAAGTATGTGACGCGGGCGGATAGTGCGCGGCCGGAGTCAATAAGTTATTTAAAGCGGAACGGGTTGCCGAAAATTAAGGGCGTGGATAAGTGGCCTGGAAGCGTTGAGGACGGCATAAAGCACCTTCGTAGTTATAAAGAAATTGTGGTGCATCCGAGGTGCCGGGAAACCTTCCGGGAGGGGCGCTTATATCGGTATAAAGTTGACCCGAAGTCCGGCGACGTGCTACCTGTTGTTGTGGATAAGCACAATCACTTTTGGGATTCGGTGCGTTATGCGTTGGGGCCCATTATAAAGAAACCGAAGAAAAGGGCGGGGGTGTTCTAATGAGTTCAAATTTGATTGAGCGGGCGAAACTGTCAAGGGCGTTGGGCCAGACTTTCGGGGGGGCGCGTGACCTTTATGAAGTCCTGGGGTATAAGCGAAATTTGGGGGTGAGCGACTTTTATGGAAAGTACCGGCGGGGAGGGGTCGCATCCAGGGTGGTCAAGGCGTTTCCGCAAGCGACGTGGAGAGGCCAACCTATTGTGCGTGACGAGGCGGGCGCGACGGCGGACAAGAGCGAGTTCGTAAAGGCTTTTGAAGGGCTATATGACAGGATGAAGCTGTCGCATTATTTTGAGCGCGTGGATCGCCTTTCATTGATCGGGCATTATGGGGTTTTGTATGTCGGCTTTAACGACGGCGGGCTTTCAAGTGATCCGGTGGAGGGGCGCGCGGACGTCCTTTACCTGGCTCCATATAGCGAAATGTCTGCAAAAATCAACACGTTTGACGATAACCCCCGGAGTCCGCGCTTTGGCTTGCCAAGGACGTACACGCTCCAGGGCGGCGCAGGGACAAGCCTTGCGGGGCGCGGTATAGTCGCGCATCATTCCAGGGTTATACACGTTGCGGAGGCGTTAGACGAAAACGAGGTTTACAGCATTCCAGCGCTGGAACCCGTTTTTAATTATTTGGAAGATTTGGATAAGGTCGCGGGCGGAAGTTCGGAAGCATTTTGGTTGGTTGCTAATCGGGGGTTGGCAATGATCGCGCGGGCGGATGCTGAACTTGATGATTCGGCGCGAGAAGAAGCAAAGCGGCAGGCGGAAGAGTACCAGCATCAGTTGAGGCGGATTTTGACTTTGCAGGGCATGGACGTTGAAAGCCTGGGGAGTGAAACGCCAAGTTGCAAGGAGAACGTGGACGTTATTATTTCATTGATCGCGGGGGCGAAGGGGATCCCAAAGCGCATACTTTTGGGTAGTGAGGCGGGCGAACTCGCTTCAAGCCAAGATGAAACCAACTGGAACGCGCGAGTGGAAGAGCGGCGCGAGCAGTACGCGGGGCCGGAGATAGTGCGGCCGTTTGTCGGTATGATGATTCAGTCCGGAAATTTGCCGCGACCAAGGGGGCAATGGTGGGTCGAGTGGACGAAATCGGACGGGTTGAGCGAGAAAGACCGCGCGGAAATCGTTGACAAGAAAATGTCAGCGTTGGAAAAGTACGGAAAGGCGATAGGCGGCGAAGAAATTGTACCAAGAAACGAGTTCCGGGAAATGATCGGCCTGGAGCCGGAGCCCGAAGGTGGATTTGACGAGGTCGAGGATGATATACCTGATGACGAGGTGGAATAATGCGGCTTTGTAATTGTGGCGCGCATGGGTTCAGCGCGAACCGGCAGAGGTTGCAAGATCCGACCCGCACGACGGTTATCCGGCGGCGGCTTGAACAGCGGATAAATGCGCTGTGGCGGCGGTTGCGCGGGGAGTCGCGGGAGTGGTTGGAAGAAAAGGACTTCCCGCTTGAGGAAGATGAAACGAGTGCTTTTATTGCGTGGTGGTTCCGGCGAGCAAACCAGTTGTTTTTGGGCGGTCGCCAAGATGATAGGTTGCCCGATTATTTGGAGGGGCCGCTTGATGAAGCGATGGAGAAGGGGGCGGAGTCCGGGGTGAGTTCGGCGGAAGCGGCGGGCATCGCGGTCGGGTTGACGGCGGCGGCAATTTTAATGAGGCGCGGCGGTCGTGAGCGTCGGCGCGCGTTAAAGCGTCGGGTGCGTGAGGAAGTCGAGGGGGCAATCGTAGCGACACGCCAGCAAATGCGGCGGCGGCTATATGATGAACGGACGAAAAAAGGGGCAATCGGCGCGGTTTCGGAACGGATGAAAAAGGTCGGCCAAAACCGGATGCGGTTGGTTGCGCGCACGGAAGTTGTAAGGGCGAATAATAAGGGGCGCGCGGCGGTTTATGAGTTCGCGGAGGTTGACGAAGTCGATGTGCTGGCGGAGTGGGTAACGGCAGGTGATGACCGGGTTTGTGAGGATTGTGAAGACTTGGAGTCGCGGAACCCCTGGAGGTTATCGGAAATTGAAGGTTTGTTGCCGTTGCATCCAGGGTGTAGGTGCGCAATCGTTATAATAGGGCAAAGGCAATAATTGTTATTTTTTATGGAGTGATGGCGATGCAAAAGCGGGAGTGTTTCGAGTGGGCAGTTTCGATTTTAGAAGATATGATAAGGGCAAAAAAATATGGTGAGGTCGTGTTTAAGTTCGAGGCGGGCGAGATAAAACACGCTGATAAACGGGTTGCCCTGAAACCCCCGGTTAGTCAGGGGCGCGCAAGTGGGGGCGCAAAAAGGGGTTGACAGGTAGTTTTTTTAGCAATAAGGTGTCGGGAAAAGTCGTTTTCGTTTTAACCGTTGTGCTATCGGAAAAACCGAAGCCCGTGCCCCGTGGGGGTGTCGGGCTTTTTTTGTAGGGGGCGAAAAATGTTAAATTTTGTCAAGGCGAACATAAGCGCGGAACCCCGGCTTGAGGTTTTTGAAAACCAAGAGCATATAGTGGTTCCGGTTGTAATGGCGATTGTGAACGTCGGGATGAATGGCGCGGAAATTCCAGTTGATGAAATGATGCCGGAGTCCTGGAACGGAACCCCGGTGACGATAGGGCACCCGAAGGACGACGGGGGGCGATATATAAGCGCTAACGACAGTCCGGCAGTGTTGGAGGCGTGGGGCGTTGGGCGGTTGTTTCACGTTGAGTTGACCGAGAACGGGCGGTTGAGAGGCGAGGCGTATATAAACACGAGCAAGGTTGATCGCGAGCTTGTGGAGGCGTTGCGCAACCGTGAGGCGCAGATTGATGTTTCCACCGCGTATTTTTCGGAAATCCAGGACGGGTATTACCGAGATATAAAACCGGATCACTTGGCTTTGCTTCCAGGAGAGCGCGGCGCGTGTTCCTGGGATGATGGTTGCGGAGTCCGGGCAAATCAAAAAAGGGGGTTAAGTATGCAAATAATGGAGGCTTTTAACGTTATTAAGGGGGCGCTTGGAATGGGAGCCGAGGGGCAAAAGGTCGAAGTGACCGAGTTGACGACTAATAAGTTGACAGACGTTTTCGGGGCGCATTATCAGGCAATGGGTTATCGCGAGATTATGGAAAGGGTGCAGAGTCAGCTTGATGCGCTCGATTCGGGGATCGCAATTCATTATTTGACCGACCTTTTTGACGATTATTTTGTTTACCAGGCGCGGCCTGGGGCGGAGTCTGGAGAGTCGGAGCCCCGTTTTTACCGGCGGGGGTATTCGGTAGGCGATGACGGGCGGGTGGTCATGGGTGCCGATGTGGTTGAGGTTATGAAAACGGTTAGTTATGACCCGGTGACAAATCAAAAACAGGAAACGGAGGGCGAACAAATGAGCGAAGAAGCAGGCGGCAGGAACAATGGCGAGGAAGTCCAGGGCGGAGAGGTCAAGACGAACCGACAGGCGGGCGACTGCCTTGAAAAAGATCAGGTTTTGACCAATGAAGATCGCGAGGCGTTGGCGCATGCTCGTAAGGTTCACGCGGAGCATCGGCAAGGGTTGGTTGACAAAATTACTGCCAACTCTTCGATGACGGCGGAGCAGTGCGGAGAAATGGAAACGAAAACGTTGGAAACCGTCGCGGCGGGGTTGAAGCCCCAGGGCGACTATTCGGGGAGGCCGTTTCCGGTTTCAAACGAGGACGGCGGAGAAGATCAGGAGAAAAACGTGGTTGAGGCGATGACTCCGCCCACGACCGCAGAGGTCTTTAAAAATCGAGGCAAGGCGCATTAAAGGGGTAACGTAGGCGGTCACTTTTTGAGGCGCAAATATTTGAAATGAGCAACCACAGGAGGGTAAAATAATGAGTAGCAACAATCCGAAAACGGTTCTGCTGTCCGGTGATCCGGTGCAGTACGAAGGGCAAGTAAAGGCGGAGTCAAAGGTAACTCCGGGGCATTTCCTGATTTATGACGATGGGACGGTTGACGCGGGGGCGGCGAAGGTCGCGCGGATCGCTCGCGAAAGGGATTACATCGGCAAAGGGATTGACGAAGAAATCGGCGCGGGCGAAAACGTGCCTTTCTATGTCGGGCGGCAGGGAGATCGGTTTTATTGCATTTTGGCGGAAGGTCAAAATGTCGATGAAGGCGATAAGCTCCAGGCGAACAGCGGTGGAAAATTAATCGAGTGGGTAGAAAGTGACACGACAAAAGATACGGTGGATGGCACGGAAGTCGTAACGGAGGTTACCTTTCCGGGCGATTTTATTGTTGTGGCGCTTGAGGACGTGGATGCATCAGCAGAGGATAAGCGCATCCGGGTTGAAGTGCTTTAATCGGCGGCGCGGTTTAGCGCATCCTGGTTTTAAATTTGAATAACAAGGGAGGGTTAAAAATGTATAACGAAATTGGAAACCCGGCAAAGGTTTTCGCGAGTAATATGAAGCGGTTGCACGCGAACGCGCAACGGCCGTTTATCAACGTTGACGGGCGGACGTATGTCGTTCACAACGGGAAAGCTGTCCTGTCGGCAAACGACAACGGGTTGCTGATGTATGATGAATGGAAAGACCTTGACCGGCGGGTTATTCAGATCGCGAGTGATCGCCTTGTCGGTATTGGTGATTTGCAGGCGCGCGGGTTGACGCATAACCTGGGCGGTTTGGGCGTTACCATCGCGCAATGGGAACGGTTGAGCGATATGTCCGGGGCTGATTTGTCGATGTCCGGCGTGACGCGCGGAGAGGAAGATACCGTGGAGTACGACAACAAACAGGTTCCGGTGCCGATTGTGCATAAGGATTTTCGGTTAAACATCCGGAGGCTTGAGGCTTCCAGGCGGTTTGGTGAGGCGTTGGACACCACCGCTGGAGAAATCGCATCGCGCGTGGTTGCTGAACGGTCTGAAGATATGCTGTTCGCGGGGGAGGCCATCACGGTTGACGGAAATCAGATTTACGGGTATCGGAATCACCCGGACATCAATACCGAAACAATGGCAAATGAATGGGATCAGGTGGACACGGCGGACAATGAAGATATCATTGAGGAAGTCAGCAAGGCGTTGCAAAAAGCGCGTGATGCGGGCTTTTATGGCCCGTTTTACGTTTATGTCCCTGGGAAGTACGAATACAAACTCGATGAAGATTATCGGGACAATGACCAGCGGACGGTGCGCCAGCGGATTTTGGCACTTTCTGGTGTTGAGCAAGTCCGGGTTGCGGATCGGCTTACCCAGGATGAGGTCGTAATAGTCAACATGGCGCGTGAAACGGTTGACCTTGCGATTGCCCAGGATATTACGACGGTGCAGTGGCAGAATCAGGGGGGCATGGTCGAGTTGTTCAAGGTCATGGCTTGTTGGGTGCCGCGTGTAAAGTCTGATTTTGACGGCAACAGCGGAATTGTGGTTATCAAAAAATAATCCGGGAGGCTTATATGCCGAGGTATAAAGTCGTTAAAGGGCGGGTATCGACTCGCCCCGGCGACATTGTTGAAACCACCGAGGATCGGGCGCGGAAGTACGGGGCGCGGTTGGAAGAAGTGGCCGCGCCCCGGGACACGGGCCCGAAAACGAAAAAAAAAGCGGTTCCGAAAAAAAAGCCGACGGCGAAAAAGGCAGAATTCCACGTTCAGCCGGAGGTTAAGGCGGAGCCTGATGGCGCGGAAAAAAGCGAGGGTTTGAGCGATGACGACACCGACCGACCCGAGGGTTGAGCCTTCGGACGTTGCGAAAATTATTGATTTTCCTGAAAGTGACATGGGGCCGTACATCGGCATGGCCCATACGGTTGTCCAGGCGAACCTTAAGGCTTTGAAGAAGTGCGGGTTGACGGATTCGGAGTTGTTCGAGTTGGAACGGTGGTTATCGGCGCATTTTATGTCAACGGCGGGCAAGGAGTCAAGCGGCGGGCAAAAAGGGAACCTGGTCATGGAAAAAGAAGATTCGTTGCAACGGCAGTATGGCGGTCAGTTTGGCAAGTTCCTGGAGGCGAGCGGGTACGGCCAACACGCGTTGATATTAGATCGCTGTGGAGTCCTTGCGGGGATCGGAAAGCGTCGGGCGTTTTGGGAGGTGTCTTAATGAGTCGCGG